CCGTATGTGAAGTCTCGTCGTGCGCAATCAGCAACCGATGACGAAACATGGGTACAAGGTGAAGTGAACCCGACACTCAATTCGTTTGATGTTGGTGACACACGTGCTACTACAGCCATCATTGAACCGATGCTGGTTGACGGTACAAGGGTTGATGATGTGCGAGTGTATGAGCCACCGGTGCAGACATTGGGCGCACGAATGGGAACAGGCGGAAACAATGTTCCCGTTATCGGCATTCAAGGAAATGTGATTGGTCGTCAACCTGAGAACGGCCCAGCAGGCAAAGGACACACCGAAGAAGGTGACCCAATGTTCACCCTCACGGGTACCGACATCCATGCTGTTGCATACGATGAGTACAACGACAGCATCAACGAAACCCATCACGCTTTACGAGCAGGCACCAAACAATCAACAGGAGTACTAGAACCAACGATGGCGGTTCGACGATTGACTCCGTTGGAGTGTGAACGGCTGATGGGTTGGCCTGATGACCACACCCGTTACAAGGCTGACGGTACTGAACAGGCTGATACAAATCGCTATAAGCAGGCAGGGAACGGAGTTGCCTCACCTGTTGCTGAGTGGATTGGCAAGCAGCTTATGAAACTAGACGAGGTTTCATCGTGACAATGCGTGATGAAGCCATCAAACTCGCTGAGCTTGGTATCAGGGTTATTCCGATTAAGCCTGGTGAGAAGCGTCCACCGATGTCCCAATGGCAAGACAAAGCATCGAATGACATCCATGTTGTGAACGACTGGTGGACTAGCCAATACTCAGGTTATGGAATTGGTATTGCTACAGGTCAAACCAAACACGGACGAATCTTCGTACTCGACGTGGACGATAGGGAAGAATACAAAGGCTCAGACACCCTGCACGACCTGCAAGAAAAGTATGGTCAACTACCAGAGACCGTCACAGCCATCACAGGTACCGGTGGACAACACTTGTACTTCTACTGTGATGAAGACATACGAAACGACGCAGGCTCACGCCTCGGAGTAGGACTCGACATCAGAGGCACAGGAGGACAAGTCCTCGCAGCCCCAACCATCCACCCCAACGGACGAACCTACCAATGGGAACACGGCCTCAGCCCACACGAACGCAAACCAGCCAAAGCACCAGACTGGCTCGTCAAACTCTTAACCAAACAACCAGAGATGGTCAAACCCGCAGGCCAAACCGACTCATTCCTCACAGACCCCAACACCCCCTCAGCCCGCTACTGTGCCAAGACAACGTGGGAAGAACTACTCATCCCTGACGGCTGGACATTGGCTAAGACTGACCGTCACGGTGAACAGCATTGGGTTCGACCAGGCAAAGACCCACGTGACGGCACCTCAGCCACCATCGGTCACAACGGCAACGACGCACTCATCGTCTTCACCTCATCCATCCCCTGGCTCCCTGAAGGCGGGTACAACCGCTTCGGATACTATGCAGCGTCAAAGCATGGAGGAGACTGGAAACAAGCCTCACAGGCCTTCCTAGCCACCGCTGAAGGGAAACCTGAACCAGTCACCCCAATCCCCACACCAGACGAGATGCTGTCGATGCTGGTGGATTGGAAAACCTTCTGGTCACTTGAACACGCAACAGAAGAATGGTTAGCCAAACCACTCATCGCCAAAGGCAGACAGACCGCCCTATTCGCTGGAGCAAAAACAGGTAAGTCCTGGCTCACACTCAACGTCGTTGCAGCACTCGCATCCGGCAAACCCATCCTCGGACAACCAGCCCAATCACCCATCCATTGTCTGTATTTGGATTACGAGATGATTGAGTCAGACCTCTACGAACGCCTAGAACAATTCGGCTACACAGAAGACGACGACCTATCCCACCTCCACTACGCACTCATCCCAAACCTCCCACCACTCAACACCACCGAAGGTGCCTCAGCCATCATGAAACTCGTAGAGCTAACCAAGGCTGAGGTCGTAGTGATTGACACCACCGGACGAGCCATCGATGGTGAAGAGAACTCAGCAGACTCCTACCGTGAGTTCGCACGGACGACAGGACTCAGCCTCAAGCGAGCCAACGTCGCCTGTGTACGCACAGACCACGCAGGTAAAGATGGTGGCAAGAAACAAGGCCAACGAGGCTCCTCAGCCAAGAACGATGACGTGGACATCGTGTACCGACTCGACAAATCCGATGACGGACTCACACTCAAGCGCACCCACACACGCATTAGCTGGGTACCAGAAACCGTCAATCTCGTCGTAGAAGACTTTGATGACATCATCACCATCCGACTCCGCTCGAAGGAGCAGCGAGGCTGGACAGTCAAAGAAATCGGAATAGCCCACCGACTAGACGAACTAGGATTCCCCGTCAACATAGGAATCAACGAAGTGATGCGACAACTCAAAGACCAAGGCATCTCACTAGGCCACAAATCCCAAATCTCCCGTGCCATCCAATGTCGCAAACAACCCCGACCAGACCCACTCAACCAGTCGGAACCACCCCAAACGGAACCAGTCGGAACCACCCACCAAAACGGAACCACCTTTGGAACCACTTTGGAACCACCTTATAAAGCCCAACAAGTACAAAGGAACCACCCTCTGTACCTATACGGTACAGGGGGTTCCGTACCGCAATCAGAAACAGAAATAAATCGGAACCACCCCGAAGAGGACATCTGGTAACCATGCCCATCCAACGCCCCTGCCTAGTGTGCAGACGACTCACAACAAACATCCAACGCTGCGACACATGCCAACAGGCATGGAATCACAACAGGAACAAGAAGCGAGTTCACTACCAAGGTGACTACGCCTCACGTGCGAAGCGAGTACGGGACACCACCCTCCTCTGCTGGATTTGTGGCAAAGGCTCCAACCCTGAAGACCCTTGGCAAGCAGACCATGTTGTGCCAGGTGACGTGAACTCTGAACTTCGGGGGGCGCATAGGTCATGCAACGCCAGTCGAGGCAACCGAGGCAAGGCATGACCCCCCCACCGGCAGTCTGGGGGGTGGGGTCAAACTCAAAACGCCCGAAGACGAAACTACCCATGCCGTGCGCAAGACACGCCTCGGTTGTGAAGGGGGTACGGCTACCATTGGGGCATGGCAACACCGAGGACTGGAGTTGGGCGTGGCAAGAAGGCCGAGCCTGTCGAGCGCAAACGTGCGAGAGGTGCGGAGATTCGTGGTGGGTTGAAGGCGCAGCCGATGCCGGAGTCGGCGTTGGCGTTGGTGGATTTGGCGACGATTCCAGAAGCACCGAAAACTTTGGGTGCGGTTGGGTCGGCGTATTGGGGTATTTTTTGGATGGCTGGTCGGAGGCATCTGAGCGAGTTGCACGACACTCCGTTGATGACCAGGTTGTGTTCAAACTTCGACAGGATCGCAGAGCTGGAGAGTTGGTTGGGGTCGGATGTCGAGCGTCGTTGGTACACAAGTCCGAATGGTCAGATCGTGACTCATCCGGCGGTGAAGCAGATAGATCAGATGGATGCACAGAACACGGCGTGGATGAGTTTGCTTGGTTTCACACCAAGCGACAGAGCCAGGTTGGGCTTGGCAGAGATAAGGGTTGCCAATGAGCTTGACCAGTTCAGGCAGCGCAAAGCCAACGTGGTCGACACCGAGGTTGTATCCGAAGTCTGATGGTGCGTTGGTCAGCGACTTTGCAAGAACTTTTCTGCATGTGTCGAAGGGTGTTCGTGCGGGTGAGCCATTGGTGCTTACTGGTTGGCAGTCTGATCTACTGGATAATCTTTTTGAGCGTCGTCCTGATGGTCTCCTTCGTTACCGACGATCACTCGTAGGACTCAGCAGGAAAAACGGCAAGTCCTTACTAGGTTCCCTCTGTGCGCTTTATCAACTCATAGAAGGTGAGCCAGGTGCCGAAGTGTATTCGGCAGCAGGTGACCGACAGCAAGCAAGAGTTGTGTTCAATGAGGCGAAGTGGCAGATCATGCAGTCGCCAGCGTTGTCGGGTGTATGCAAGGTGTATCGGGATGTGATTGAAGTTCCGTCAACCGGTGCGATCTATCGAGTGCTATCTAGCGATGCCAAACTTCAACAAGGCCTCAACCCGTCGTGCGTCGTATTTGACGAGCTGCACGTGCAGAGAGATTCAGAATTGTGGGATGCGCTCACGTTGGGTTCGGGTGCAAGAAAAGACCCGATGATTGTTGCAATCACAACAGCAGGCTTTGACTTGGACACAATCTGTGGACGGTTGTACAACTACGGCAAGCAAGTTATCTCTGGCGAGCGTGACGATGAGCGGTTTGGTTTCTGGTGGTGGGAAGCACCGGAAGGTTGCACGGTTCATGACCGAGATGCGTGGGCGCAAGCCAACCCGAACTTGGCTGAAGGTTTGCTCGACATGGAAGACATGGAGGTCAGCATGAATCAGACTGCTGAGATTCCGTTCCGCAGATACCGGCTCAATCAATGGGTCAGACAAGAAGACTCGCCCTGGCTACCTGTGGGTGGTTGGGAACAATGCCAATCAGAACTTCAGGTTGATCCCGACTTGCCGATGTTTGTGGGGATTGACATGGCGTTGAAGCATGACTCGATTGCTGTGGTGTTATGCCAACCTCAAGGTCATCGTCTGGTGGTGCGAGCCAAGATTTGGATTCCTGATGGGGCGATGACTGACATCGCAGCTGTCGAGCAATATCTTCGTGGCCTGCATAATCAATTCAATGTTCGTGAGTTTGCTTATGACCCAGCGTTCTTCCAGCGTTCAGCTGAGGCTTTGGCTGATGATGGTTTGCCGATGGTTGAGTTCCCGCAGTCTGCGCAACGTATGGTGCCTGCTATCGGGACTCTGTATGAGTGCATTGTGAATCAGCAGTTGGCTCATGATGGCGATCCGATGTTCACCGATCAGGTGTTGTCTGCTGTGCCACGTCAGACCGATGCTGGTCTTCGTTTGTCTAAGGGTAAGTCTCGTCGCAAGATTGACGCTGCGATTGCGTTGTCAATGGCTGTGGATCGTGCGACTCGACGTGAAGAGGTAGCACCTGTGCCTGGGTTCTTTGTAGTCTAGAGCCATGCTTATTTTCCTGCTAGAAGTTTTCTCAATCCTGCTCATCGCTTATGGACTATTCTTGATAGCAATTCCATTAGGGCTGATTTTTGTCGGCCTGTCAGTTCTATTGTTCACGACTGCTTACGAGCGTGGTCGGAAAGGTAAGTAATGTTGTCGAGACTGTTAGGTGATGGCAACGAAAGCCGAGCAATATCTACACAGTCATTGTTTGCATTAGGTGACGGATTTAGTGTCACCACAAATAGCGGAACGGTAATTACCGAAAAAGATTCGCTCAAGATTGAAGCGGTCTATGCGTGTGTGCGTATGATTTCAGATTCAATCTCCACACTCCCTGTCGATACGTTCCTTCGTTTGGATGGAACTCGTAGACCGTTCCGTCCTCGCCCACAATGGTTAGATATACCTGAGTCGGGTGTGACCCGTATCGAGCATTTCCAGCAGGTGTTGGTTTCGTTGATGTTGAACGGTAACTCGTTCACTCGTATCGTGCGCGACGATCAGGGGATTGCTGCGCTAGTTGTGTTGAACCCTCAAAGGGTTGAGTGCAGTCGTGACCGTGTGACTCGTCGTCCGATTTATGTGTATGAAAGTCGTGACGTGATTTCGGCTGAGGACATGATTCATATCACCGAGCTTCGTTTGCCTGGTGAGATGCGTGGCATTTCGCGCATTGATTTCATGAAGGAAAACTTGGGTCTTGCGAAAGCGTTGGAGGAGTTCGCTGCACGGTTCTTCGGTCAAGGCTCATCGGCTTCCGGCATCATTGAGTTCCCTGGCAACCTGACCCGTGAGCAGGCTAAAGATTTGGTGTCAGGCTTTGAAGAAGGCCATAAGGGTTTGCGTCGTTCGCATCGTCCAGGTGTGTTGTTCGGTGGGGCTAAGTTCACGAAGA